GTTGTACACCAGCAACGTCGAATGCCATCATATTAGGCAATGACCGACGTACGAGCGAGATAAGAACGGGGTTCCAGTTAGCAGTACCACCACCGGTCACGTTGGTAGTATTCTGGTCGTTCTCCGTGAGGAAGTTCATTGCTGCACCTTCTTCACGGAAAGCAATCTCTTGGTTCTCGAGAAGCTGTGCTGTAACAGCTTTTCTATAACGATCAGTGATCGGGGTAGCACTTTCAGATGCTAGGACCGGCTTCCACTTTTCCATAAGTTTATCGTAAGACATAGATTAACTCCTTATTTATTAGTTCTATTTAGGGCGGTGAGATACATTGACATTGCAGACGAGACTTCGGATTCTTCACTTTCATCAAAGGATCCGTTAGTTTCTTCTACGATGGTATTAGCGGTTTTAGGCTTTGCTGCAAAATACGATTCCTTGATGATAGCAACTTTCTGTGCGAATTGCTTTTCATTTTCGAATTCGATACCTTCTGCAAGCTTAGCAAGCTTTTCTTTCTGGGTATCTGCAAGATCTCTTGCGGACTCAGAAATGATGATGCCTCTCTTAAGAAGTTCATTCTCTTCGAGAAGTTCAATTGCATTCATGGTAGTAGTGTTGAACTTTTCTTCAAGCTCTTCTACCTGTGCTGCAAGTTCGTCAACTAGGTCAACTTTAGCTTCTGGTACTTCAATATAAGATTCAGCAAATAGAGTTTTAAGTCCATCCATGAAACTTTCAGCAATTTCTGCACGTAGTCCGCTTTGAACTGCAATCTTATTTTCTGCCATCCAGTTTTCTACGACGTAATTGAGATAACCATCTACCTTCTCAACCATTTGGGTTTGAGTGGTTTCAAGTTCCTCTTTTAACTCTTCAGAGTATTGCTCTTCGAGACGGTTGATTTCTTCTGCAAGTTTACTCTTAAGAGCAGCTTCAAAGATGACCGCAGTCTTTTCTTTGAACCCCTCAGAGAGGGTTGCTTCGGATTCAACCAAAGCGTTTAGTTCGCCTTTGTAGTCGTAAACAACTTCATTTTCCGCAAGATCTGTATCTGCTTCAAATTCTGCATTCTCACCAAACATATTCTTATATGCTGTAGAGATGTCTGTCTTGGAACTACCCGCAAGTTGAGTATAAATCGCACCCAACATACCTGCCTTTGTCTTTGGCATCGGTTCACTATTACGCTTATCGCCCGGACGACCAGCGGCCTGGCTTGTTGCTTCAGTTGCCTTATCCACAGATTTTGCGGAATTTACTTCGGCATTTTTCGGATCGTGAGCTTCAGTGACTTCATTCTCGTCATCGAGCTCAATCCCCTGATCTTTTAGTTGATCGGTCATACTATGCTCCTTCATTTGGATTTGAGTAACGAGAGGAAATTCTTAAACTCACGAGTTTGGGTTTCATAAAGATTCCCCCGTGAAGCTTTCTTAATTTCTGTCTCCATTTTATCAATTTCTCGAGCCTCAATGATTCCATTGTTCCATACCCAGTCGACACCTTCCATAATTCCATTTACAAAAGCGTCCGGTGCAGAGGGATCTTGAACAATATCTACAGTGCTAAGCATAAAATCATTCTTAACATACATAGTACCATTTCGTTCTACGAGACTTCCCATACCACGAGTTGACACACCTAGTTGAACACCACCCTCAAGCAAACCTTTCACGATCTTACCCATTGGAGTATCCAATATTTGCGCCTTACCCACAACGTTATTACCTTGCCATTTCATCTCAGTAATACGGTGGGATACTTTATCAAGATTAATTGTCGGTCCTGCAGGATGATTTAATTCGCCTACTGCACGACCCTTATTAACTTGTTCTGTAACATATTTGTGTACGGCAGATTCCATGATATCACGTGGATAAACTCTGCCGTTCCTATTCTTTCCTTCAGCCTGTGCAAAGACACCTTCAATGGCATACTTTTTCTCGCCAGACTTATTTGCCTCTACGATATATTCGAGACTATTGTCGATGTATTCGCTAATAAGCTTCATTTCTTTTTGAACCGATATTCAGTGGATTTGACTTCCTCGTTCATCTTAATAAATTCGGCAGCAGCACTCTTAGCAGAATTTAGGTCATCATAGTCGTCGAGTCGATCACCATCAATGTAGACGACAAACCCGCTTACTTCTTTATGAATGAGTACCTTATGTTTGCCCATTTTTTCATCATAGACTTTTTTCCCGGACGGATTACGTCCTAAGGATTCCCGTAATTCTTTAAACGTCTTCATCAGAATTCTCCGCTGCAGGATTATATATTGAACCTGCCACATTAGCTTTCTCTTGTTCTAATGCAACGTTCATTTTATCATTAATAAGATCATTGAATACATCTCCTGCGGATTTGTAATTATCACTCATAATATTTTGAATTAATGTTTCTACAGTACTCATATTAATCTCCTATTTACTTTATTTATAATAATAAAGATTTTTACTTTTAATCATTTTTAGCAGTGGGTTTCGGTTCTTTAGGTTGGGAAGGTTCAACGGGTTTCAACTCATAATGAGAATTTTGTGGGGCTTCTTCCTCTGTTGGAGGGGTATCGCCTTCTTCTTTTTCTGCCTTTTTCTTTTCTTTTTCAAGATCTGAAATTTCCTCATCGGTAAGCCGAAGAACTTTTCTCATGACAAAATTCCGGGTATAATATTCACCGACGTATTGACTCATGGTGTCAAGTGTGGATATTCTTTCTCGAATAATTTCCGATTCTTTCAATTCGTCAAAATGATTATCCTTTAGGAAATCAACAACAATATTGGATTTCCACTTATCCCAGTCTTCTTGTGTGATGACTCCTTTGAGAAGAAGTTGCTTACGGAGTAACTCGAGGAAAAGTTTTGAGAATTTGCGACGAAGCTGATCAATAAATCGCTGGAACTTAATTTCTTGACGAGAGATTTCCGTACTACGACCGATAGAAAATGGAGATGCTTCATCATCCATTCGACCCGCAGGAACATTGAGAGACTTATAAAGACGCTTCTGAAAATAAAGAACGTCATCAATTTGTCCTAGATTTTGACCTCCAGGTAAAGAGCTAATCTCAGTACCTCTACCGCCCTCGCGGCGCGGTAGCCAAAAATCTTCAAGCATGGACATATGCTTTCGATCATCTTTAATTTCACCAGTAGCTTGATCATAGACTAGTTTATTACGATACTTGGCCATGATCCCTTTCATATATTCCTCAGCCTTACCCTTCGGTAAGTTACCCACGTCGATATAGAATATTCGTCGCTCGGGGGCACGCGCGAGACGATAGATGACTAATGAGTCTTCCATCATCTTGAGCTGATTGATTGCCTTTAGGGATTTGTGAAGGTGTGAAACCACTTTTTTTCGGGTTTCATCTAATAGACCTGAAGTTACATAACTGATAGAATCCAGGGAGAGTTTTACGGTAGTTGAAGGATTGCCCGGGCCTTCCTGATAAATGAAATACTCTTCTACCTTATCAACAGTTTTTACCCCGGTCAAAGGATCTTTTTTATATTTGATATCTCGAATTTTACGAACTTTTGCCCCGTCCATGAAACGGAGTTCTTGTAATCCGTGTTTGGGGTTTTTTTCATCGATGATAATTTGATGAACCAGTCTTCCATCGACATACCATCTTTTGAACATATCGGAACCATTATCATTGAAGTCTAATAGCGATAATATACGATCAAATTCTTCTCGAATGGTATCTTTAATTTTATCTGTGGTTTCTATATTATCTAATCTAAGTTCAACAGAAGCACCCTCGTCATTCGGAACAATTGCTTCGTTAACAATTTCCCCGATAGCAAGATCAACCTCAGGATACATCGAAGCACCCCGGTATTTCATAATGAGATGATAATTGTCTTTGGCTTTATCGCCGTCGATATCTACGTATTGTCCATAGTGTCCACCACCAACAGACGTAACATAACCTGCTCCGTCGTCATCATTCGGCGGAACAATCGCTACACTATTATTCGTATTATCCTTCGACTTATTTCTCTTGATCTCAAACCCGAGAAAGTTCCAAGCTTTTTCGTCTGCCATTTAATTCCCTATTACATAATGTTAGTGTAAAGGGGCCGAAACCCCTTTACCTTATTTATAGAGCAGATTAGAATACACTTTTTCCGCCGGAGAATCCCTTACCGCTTTCGATAAGATCTGAAGTTTTCCAGTACTGATATTCAAAGGTACAGGTATATTCTTCGATCTGATTTTCATTATCGAAACTTACAGTGATTGGGGATAGGTTGGAAGGCCATGCACCAATAAGTTCATACTTGCGCAGGACATTCTGTTCCCTATCAATTTGTTCCACTTCAAGATCGACAAAGTAATTTTCATTTGTACCTTGTCCGTCTTCGTGGTTGTTAATCCCACTCATCCAAATTTCAATATCTTTACGGATACTAAACTTTGCATCGTTGATGATTGTAACTGTCCAAGGGTCGAAGGTCTTATCTCCTGCAACCTTAAGTTGACGTCCTCGGAATGGAAGAGTAATAGGGGTAATAGTAGAACCCGGAAGTTCTGCACCCTTTACCATAAATCCCGATTGTTCAGCTATATCACCAACAGGACTGCGCAATGTAACCTTGAACAGGTTAGATCTTGCGCCACCTCCGATAAGTTTTTCTTTGAAGTCATTAATATTGAGAACTGACATTCTTTATCTCCTTATACACTTCCAACAACTTCTTCAAAGCTTACGCCAGTTCTAACAGCCACAAAGTTCAAGGTAATGTAGTTGATAGAGCGCGCAGGCTTCACGAAGATGCTAGCAATAAATTCGTTGTTGTCGATAACCTCAGGAGTGTTATTTGTTTCGTCACAAACAATCTGATATGCATAAACCCCACGCCGAGACTGGATGCTACGTAGATAAGGTTCTACAACTCCCGTGAATTCTGATCGAGTAAACTCGTCATTGAATTCGAATAGGATATCCTTAGCATACCTGGTAATATCTTTTTCCATTCTGAGGAATAGACGACGGACATTAATACGGTCAAACGCGCTCGGGCGACCGAGTTTTGTTTTATCGCCATATAACAATGTGCCTTGTCCAGTAAGATTAACGATCGGATTAACAGATACTTTATAGAGGGTATCTCTATTGGCCTTGTCCGGGTTATATGCTAGATCTGCAAGTCCGAGATATTGTCCCCGACGCGTTCCTGCAGGAGAATACCAGGGGGCTGTTGATTCATCAGATGCTGCCATGAGGCCAGCGGTAGATGATGCTGCAGGAACCCAGATGTAGTTATCATTATATTTATCGTAGATCTTGAGATAGTTACCATCCACGAAGAGATAAGAAGATGCACTCATCTTATTTACGTTAGCGACAATACTAGCGACAATAGTATCTGCGACTGTACCATTACCAATCACCGAACCTCGGTTAGGAGACGTAACAACCACACAATCTTTACGCTCCGATTGAGCTATAGAAACGAGGTTGTTAACTAAGGATGCCTGGTCAGTCGAAGTGCTAAGACCCGGCGCAATAATAAAGTCAATATTCATAGTTTCCGGATCATCAACCAAAGCATAGCTTCTAAGGAAGTCTGCCTGATCGAGTGCACCAGAGTTAGCACCACCTGCAAGGGTGTAAGTCTTTACTGTAAGACCGTCTGTGAAACTCTTTGCAGTACCCTTTGTAGTTGCAGTACCGAGGTTAGTAGAAGTACCCCATGTATCGCCATCAAATGCAAGACTTGATCCAAAGGAAGCAAAGTGAACATAGTTGGACTGAGCATTAAGGATATTCTTAACGTAGTTGGTAGAACCATCAGTAGTTTTTGCATCGGATGCTACCGAAACGTATGGGTATTTTTCAAGAACTGTACCTGCAGTTCCTGTGATTGCCCCGTTTTTATCTATGACGATTACGTGTACTTCGTCATACGAACCATCGCGGGCAGATGCATAGGATGAAGTTCCAGGTGCACCGTCGAAGGAAGATGCATATGTCCAGCTATCGAAAACAGAAGCGCCACCACTATCAGCATCAGCTGGACAGATCTGGACTTCAATGCTATTACCAATTACACCAGGATAACGAGCAAGAATTGTATGACCTCTTACAAGGGCAGGATCTCCAGCACTATCTCCAGAATAGTTATCAAGGGTATCTACCTGACCGTCCCAGTCGGTGCTATTTTTAATCACCGGGGTACCGTCGGTCGGAGCAGCTGTTGCACTGTCCGAAGCATATGCGTTAATTGCTGTTGTTGCGGATGCTGAATCGTCTAAACCTCTAAGGACATAAAGACTATCAGAATATCTGAGAAAGTTTGCTGCACTGTGGAAATCCACAGTATTTGTAGTATTTGGGGTTCCGAAGGTTGAAACCAGACCAGTCTCGTTGGTGACTAGGGTCGGTTCGTCTACTGGCCCCCAATTGAAGTTTCCGGCAATAACCGCTACGTTTGTAGGCTCGCTAAGAATACGACCGGTAAGGTCAATCTCGCGAAAGTTAACTGCTGGAGACGAGGATGGGATTCCTATAGCCATTGGATATTATCTCCTTAATTATACGATTGTTCATAATACGTTATTCATCGTATCTATTTATAATAAATTGAATTTTTACCAGGAGTTATCCGCCGGATAATCAAATTCAATTGTATAGTCATGACGATTTACTGCTGTGACGTCAATATGATCTCGACCATCATCGATAAAGCCAAATGGTAATATATCATCTTCAATTTCTTTTAAACTTTGTTCGAATAAGGTTTTCTTAATATCAATATTCATAGCATCGCCAAAGTAATTAGTATTGATAAAATACCCAAATAGAACAAGATTCATAACGAGGTCGTCGTGATTACCTTGGGAAGCTTCATACGATTGTCCTTTTACGACAAACGTTGAGGTTTCTTTAATAGTTTCTTCGTCCACCAAATGCAATTGATTTCTTTCAAGAAGATCCTTAAATCCGGAACACCCGATACGTTTAACTTTTCGGGTCATATTAATTCCAAGAGCATTAGCTTTAATAGCAGATTCAATATAAAGATTATCATATTCTAGGTCATGATATAATCCATTACAAACAACTTGACCTGCATCGTTCGATTCAATTACGACTAATGCCCCATTATAACTACATGCATATTTGTAAATAACATCTGGATATAATAAAGGGGATATCATATTATTACGATAGACCGCAACC